TTAACTTACTGATTTTAATAATCCTCCCGTACTGTTCTCGTGGCTATGGGGCATCAATGGGGCAAAATCTGCCAGCTTCTGATTCAGCATTGCGATCTGCTCTGCGCTGCTGTCAGCCATCCATGCACCGTAAACATTGAACACCATCTGCGCGCTCGCATGCCCCATCTGACTGGCAATAAAACTCGGGTTTGCACCAGCAGATAATGACCAGCACGCATAGGTATGTCGTGACTGGTACGCCTTTCTGTGTCTGATCCCCGCGCGCTTTAGTGCCGCTTCCCAGGAGTCGCCTACTGAATCGACCCGGTAGATAAATCCGACCTGCTTACTGCGTCTGACCACATGCGGGTTAAAGACGAATGTACACTCATGGTTCACCGAACGGCCATACTCACGTAACTGAACTTCAATGTGATGTTGCCTGCCCAGCCTTGTCATTTCAGCCTGATTTTTCAGGATACTGATTGCGGGCTGGATAAGATGCACCACTCGATCTGTGCTTGCCTCGGTTTTCGGTAGAGTGAACTCACCAAGTTTCGTATAATTACGCCTGACGGTAATTGTTCCTGCCTTCAGGTCGATATCTTCCCAGGCCAGGGAGACCAGTTCCCCGTGACGCATTCCTGTGTACACTGCTAATGACCACAGGTTTTTCGTCTGCTGATGCCGGCATGCATCTATCAGGCGAATAAATTCATCACGAGACAGAGGATCTGGTTCTGCCCTGGCTTTTTTCAGAGGTTTAATTCCCTCGAATGGGTTCACCTCTAAGTAACCGTGATCCGCAGCAAACTGAAACATTCCGGCCATTGTCGTCATGTAATAGTTCACAGTAACAACGCTTCGCCCTTTTGCCGGGGCTTTATTTTTCGTCGGACTCTGATAACCAGTTAGCAAATCTTTCCTAAGATACAGCAATTCCTCTTTGGTTACTGCTGACACCAGGCGATTACCTCCGATCCTCGGCACCATATTCCTTGCGACAGATTCATAGCGATTGAATGCGTTCGCGCAGATTTCCATCCGTTTCAGATCCAGCCATTTTTCTTCAAGTTCTTTCACTGTAATGTCTTTTTTACTTACACCAAAAGCCTTGAGGTTAGGGGAGTCAGGAAACTGGGTTGCATAATCAAAGGTTCCTGTGCGGATGGCAAAACATACTGATGTCCGCAGTTCCCCGGCTATCTTTCTGTTCTTAGCGATGTCAGGGACACCGAGACTTTCCCTGACACGCTTACCTTTAAAATTAAACCAGATGCGTAATGTGCCACCGTGGTTTTCGACGCCTGTTGGATATGTGACTTTATCCATTGGTGTTACCTCCAGACGCCCAAGAGCGATACGAGCTTACCTTTTTCATGGCATCAAATCACCCTGGCTGCTTGCTTTTCATTGAAGCGACCCAGGCATCTACAGCCTTTCTGTTATACATGCACTCACTGGAAGGTTTGGGATTTCCGTCAGGCGATACGTGGATATACTCCCTCCCAACCATCCAGCATTCTTTTCTGGCCCGGAGGATGGTACCGGGCTTGAGCCCGGTCACCGCGATCAGAACACTTTCACAAACCCAATCGTTAGGAGCTAACTGAATAACATTGCTCATATACCCGCCTCACACCAAGTCAAGGCCACGGCAGTGGCGCCACACATCAAACATCCGCTTTACCACTTCCCTACAGTAAAAACCGTCGCAATCTCGCGTAAGGTCGTAGCGGTTTCCGTACCGCTGACGCACCCAGATTTCAAATGCCTTATTCAATTGATCCCTCCAATTTTTCATCAACCCGACGAACGCAACGCTCAAACGACGACGGCGTAACAATCTTTTTCAACTCAGCAACCAGGTAATCGTTGTGTCGCTGGTGGAGTTGCATGTTGTTTTCTTTTTCGATCTGGCGGAGAACAGCAAGACGGGCTGTGATGATGCGACGCTTCGCTTTTACAACCCGTAAGGCATTCTCTGCCTTTTTGCGCCACGCACTCCATTCACTACTACTGTTTGAGTTGGACAACTGGTCTTCAATGCTCAGTTGTGTTTCTTCAGCGATTACCAGTTGCTGGAGGCAGTCATTTACAGAGTTCAGATTGTCTGTATTGATAAATGATTTTTGCATCACTTCACCTCCACACCGATCCCTGCGATAACACAGGCTCGTTCTATAGCTTCTTTTACCCAGCGCTTATAGCTTTCCGGATGGAATACCTCGCTTTTCCCGGTACCGCTCCAGAACGCCTTTGACGTGATATCTGGCAGGGTGATGGTCAACGGTTTACCAGAAGTGACATCGCTAACCACTCTCTCCCAGTGGTCGCCAGTCTGCGATTCAAGACGCTGAATTAACCCCCCAATACTTAAAGGGGCGATCAACTGCTGGCGTAAGCGCTGAATCTCCGCCGCCATGTAGTAACCGGTTTTGCTCCAGGTATCTACATCATCACCGGCCATATCCGGTTCCATCGTCGCCATCAGAACGGCGTCGTGATAGTCCTGGCTGCCATTGGTGATCGCGACAGCGTAGGTATCACTGTTTTCGCGCTTATAGATAAGCACGACAGGGTTAGTGATTTTGCTCATTTCGCCGTCTCCCGCTCAGCTTCGATGATGGCATCTACAGCCATCACCAGAGTTCTGGCTAGGTCGTCGTAATCCTGCCAGGCATCATTGCTAAAAAAATTCGTGAGCATTACCGGCGCTATCTGCGCAACGAGGTGCTGGCGGTAAGTCATGCCACGGGGGGTATCGATGCGCGGGCATGGATATGCTGGTTGTTGGCCCTTGCTCATCGTTTCACCTCACGCTGTACGGTTTTATAAGCCCGCAGTATGTCGCGGGATTTGCCGGACAAAACCGACTTCATGAAGAACATGCCGCTGCGGGTTGCAATGATGCCTGGCGTGCAGAGCAGGGTGGCGTCAACCACCCGGTTATGTTTACGGAATTCAAACGCAGTGCTGGTGATCACAATGTTAGCTACGGCGCCGTAGTCCTGATATTCGATTTTCATGAAATTGAGTCTCCAGCAGTTTCTTTTACGTAGTTTTCCCATCCACCATAGCTGTTAACCATTTCGCCAAGCCGGGAGAAACAGGCGTTCATCCAGCGTGTACCTCGCGGAGTAAGTGACGGTATTGTCCCCCAGTCGATAAATCCCGAATTGCTGCGATGCAGATATTTAATGAGGTCAAGAATGTTGATGTAATGCGCACGGCGATGTTCCAGGCTCCATCCTTTATCTTTGAGGTAGGAGTCAATAAAACCCTGTAGCGCAGACTGGTTAAGCGAGATATCGCCGTACTGGTGGCGGTACACCGGGCGACGGTGCAGGCTGATCAGATAGAACAGATACGCATCGCACACCCATGTTAAGGCCTGCTGGTGGGCCTCCTCGATCGAACCTGCGGGCAGCCAGATATCGTTATTCACCGTGATGACCCTCCCCGAAGATCTCTTTCGGATCTTTACGCAGAATGAAGCCGCCAAACTCAGGGTGCTGCCAGCGCTTGCGTTTACCGCTTGGGCGAACGGATTCTTCCAGCAGCACCTGAAATGCGTGCAGGAACGATTCACGATGCACGCACAGACCGCGAACGCCAGGTAATTGCCTTGATGGCAGGTTTGCGAACCGAACAAGCCGACGACAGGAAGGATCGGAAAGCCCTGTTTCCCACGAGATTTTATGCACCGGAACGAACTCAGCATCGGTATTCACGAATTCAGTCGAACTAATACGTTGCTGTGATACAGAGGAAGATACTGGCGAAGCAGCAACCAGGTTGGTGCCACTCACTTCCATTACTGCTTTCATCGTCGCTGATGCGGTTGCTTCGGCCACAACACGGGCCAGCGAAAGAATGTCATGGTTCATGCTGATTTCCTGCTGGTGTGATTTAGCTACTGGCACTTCTTTGCTGTATGTGCCTGTGGTCATGATGGCAGGGAGTACATCTTCACAAACCCAGTCCTGTACGCGTTCAGCCGATGGAAGCTGGCTTCGCAGGATAAGGCGGAACAAGTCGGCCTGACCAGCAAGCTGAGTACCGCGCGGTTTTTCACCAAACCCCAATTCTAACGATTCGTTATAATCAAGTTTAATCAATGCCTTGCAGTGGTCTTTCAGCGCTTTTGCTGGGTTCGTATAACCGAGGGATTTAGCCAGTTCTACAGCGTCAAACGCTGGCTTTCCCTCATAAAGAATTCCGCTCATAGAAAAATTGAGTTCTTCTGAGCTAAAGGTCATAAGTTGGTTATTCATCGTTATTTCCCTCAGTGCATAACTGGCATTTCTGGCATGCCGTTGGCGTTAATCTCTCCGATGTAGTCATCGTGAAGCATCTCAAGTCCTTTTCGCCCAAAGGGTGACATCCTGAATCCGTCGCCGGGATCTGCAATCACCATGTCCTTGTACATGCGCAGCGCCAGCGCTGGACCTTCCTCAGCGCCGTATTTCTCGATCGCGATATCTTCAACATGGTTAGCGAGAGAAAAGCGCAGCGGGCCGGGGTAGATGCTCAGGTCGCCTTTCTTACCCGAGTAAATGACCGCGATATCAACGCCGCCGTCTTCGTTCGGGATTTCGATAGTGCCGTTCTTATCCTTCTCTTCATTGATGAATACCGTTGCTACCAGCCAGCGCCACAGAATGAGTTCTTTCTCTGTGCCTAAAGAAATCCAACCAGCTGCTACTGCATCCATAATGCAGGCCAACCAACGCAGACCCTCTGAGTTGCGGGAGTCAAAGCGTGAACCATCGAATTGTTTAACCGCGCCAGACCAGCCAATTACGCGACTTCCGATCTTGATGCCGTTTGGTGAAGTTTCTGGCGCGTCGTAATTGCTGCTCATCGAACACCCTCCGGTTTACTGGCCTGTAGTTCGTCAACCTCTTTAACGAAGCGGTCGTGCATGGCGTCCCACTTCTCACACCATTTCGTCATGTCACGCTTAATGGCCAGAATGCGACGAAGACGTCGAACACAGCGCTGGTGGGCTCCGATGTACTCAACTGTTACACCTCCTCGCTGCCAACAATTCAGTTCTGGATTGAGATGGTGGACGGCCTGCACATCCGGGTAGCGCTGCTCGAAGCCGGAACGACTGAAAGCTTCGGTGGTCATGAAGAACGCCAGATAGCGGATCGCCGTATCCCGTGTGAAGCATTTTTTAGTGCGCCCGTGTCGTACTGCCACGAACAAAGGGCCAACTGGCGTATCATGTTTCTGTAACGCGAGGTCTATCGCGCTTACGGTACGGTTGTCAGTCATTCGATATTTCCTCAAGACGTAGCTCCATTTCGCGAGCCATTTTGATAAAAGTGTCCAGTGCGCAAATATGTTCGTCGTCGAGCAGCCGGCGGTCGCATGTCACACGCCCTTTTTCGATGTAAAGAACCACGCGTCCGGTGAAATCCGGAAGCACATGCAGATCCACGTTGAGGACTGGGGGGGGGATCTGAATCCCGGGCATAATTATTTGTTGTGAGGTCATCAGTTAATTCCTCCACATACGTATTTCTCTTTCGCGTGTTTAATTAATTCCGCAAAAATCTCGTCAACAATCATCTTTCCTGTTTCGGTCAGATATTCGGTGTGTCCATTGATATCGACGCTTTTCATATACGTCTGGCGAAGAAATGTTTCCGCTTCTGTGTTGAATTCAGTCCGAGCCTGTTTTTCGAAGCGCAGCAAAAGTTTCATCATTGATTCTTCGTTAATCTCGATAACCTGAATATTGTTATCGGGCATATTTACGGATAGGCAATAACCTCCTGTCTTACGCTTCATTCGATTTAATGTCGCAATAGCAATGCAGCGGCGATAAATTTCAATGGTGTTGTTTTTCATTGTCATTACCGCCCGTAAGCCTTGCGCAGAAAAAGGTTTGCAATATGCAGATAACTATTTCCATAAGAGGCAAAAAGTTTTGCTGTGTTGTGTGCTGCTTTATCTTTCAGAAACGTCATTATTGCCCCCCCCCCTTTTTTGAGGTGTTCTCCATGGTCATTTGGGTCATGAAGCAAAGCTCATTAAGTAACGAGGTGAATCTTCCTGCTACCTTCACATCAGTGCGTGTGATTGCGGGCATAAGTAACTGGGTAAATTCAGCACGCAGCTCATGCGCATATTTATTGGCACACTCTGCTGTTTTGTGAGCTTTGTTTATGTAAAGAATCTCGTCATCCTGATTAGCTGGATGGACCTTGTTATTCATGACTTCACTTCTGACGATAATATTCATTTGCATTTCCTCAGGGTGAGTGATGCCACACCAGTTAAGGCGTTAATTATTTATTTGTTAATTACGAGTTTATTTTTTCAGCTTTCTTGCTGATTACTTCTTGTAGCTCGTCGAGCTTTTCAAAAACGATAGTCAGAGTTCCTATTGCAGATAATTCCTGCGGAATGCAGTCCATCGCATTACAAACCGCCATTTTGCAGTTTCCGGCTTCTGTAGCCCAGTTGTTAAGCACGCCAGATGTTAACCTCTTGCTTGCCCCTGTGGATGAATTATCGACGATGGCGTGCTGGGTAATGCGCGTCTGGTGTAGCATAGTGACGTATTCATTAACACCATCCAGTGTTTTCTGCATTGAGCGAATAAGGCAAGCAATTGCATTATCGGCTTCTGGTGGCAATTCATTGATACGGTAAATAACCTCAAGTAGTGAGGTATTCTCCACAATATCAGCTGCGATACTTTCGAGAATTTCAACTGGAGTTTTCATTTTCTATTCTCCATCTCGTTAGCATGGGCTGCTTCTGCGTATTGCTTGGCCAGAATAAAAATGCAATCACCAAGATCTGAATGGTCTTCTCCATCGGTAACCGAAATAATTAATCCCGCTTCAATCATCACCGCTATCTGATGAAAAGCGGTTTCCGGTTCGAGGGTGAGGCCTTTAAAAGTTTTCATCGCCTGCTTTGTCGGTTCTGCAACCTTGTGATTCACACGGTTTTTGATAATCTTACCACCAGCAATTACGATATCTGCCGCATCAATTTCTCTCTCAACGGCGGGGTTGAGTGCCTCACCGATGTAATCTGAACTTTCAATATGGAGTACGGTTATGTCTTCAAGCTTATTCATGGCATCCTCGGCTGATCTGTACGTTCTGCTATATAGCGAGTCTCAAAAGTGTTTTCATATTGAGACCACCTCTGCAATGATCCGAAAAAATCTTCGTATGTACCTCAATGGTAAGAGCGGTGATTACGTCACGCTTGCGATGGGCTCCTCTCGTGATGAGATGCATGATCTGAGGCGCCAGATCGTTGCTGCGCGGAATGCTGGCACTGTGATTGATGGGCTGGAGTGGCAGGAGGCTGACGATTAACCTCAGCACCCAATAACCAAATTGGATCGCACTTCAGCGCATTAGCCAGCGGAATGACCATGCCTGCTGGTGGCTCGGTGATCCCACACTCCCAGTCGGAAATGTTATCGCTGTAGGTACCCAGCAAACGAGCAAGTTCTGCTTCACCGAGTCCGAGGTTTTCGCGGGCGAGCTGGATGTGATCACCAATGCTCAAACCGGCGGTGTAGGGGGCGAATAGCGGCGTGGATTGAGTTTTAGCCGGGAGAAGCAGTTCTAGTTTGTGGATAACATCTAAAATTAGGGTGTCTGCAATATGTCGACTATCAACATCCTGCTGCACGGATAATTTCTGCAAAAACTGCAATTGCTGTACGCCGATAGAAAGCGACTCCATTAAGCAATCATCTATTTCAGGCTTCATAAGACTATCTCCTTAGGGTGTAGGGATAGTCTTAATCAAGATATCTTGAAAATCAAGCAAAAAACTTGAATTGATGTGTGGGGTTCTTTTACTCTTTGAATTTCATGGATTTTATATCTTTAATTTTCGCCACAACTTCAGAGTGATAATCTTCAAGAAGAGTCTCAGCGTACTCAACTACCTTCAAACGGTACTCGCGGGGCAATATATCAAATATGGTACTTAGCTTATCTAGATCATACTTAGTATATTTGTTTGCAACACTCCCGGAGCTAGCTGTTAAGTGCTCAAGCCCCTCAAGGAGCCATATAGGCGTACAGTCCAAGGCTTTACATAATCGGTTGATTTTATCACCAGTGGGCGAGGTATCTCCTCTCTCCCATAGCGAGACAGCCGCCATAGAAACCCCTACATCGTTTGCCAACTCCTTCAGTGTCTTGCCTTGTTCCTTCCTTCTCCGGCGGATTCGCTCCCCCATTGTCTCTAAAATTCTCTCTCCCATTCTACATTCCTCTTGGCATTAGGGGTTAACTTGATTAAACTTGAATTTAATTGATTTATTCGAGTGGATTATACCTTTATGTACAAATCAAGTGTAGTTGATTTTTTTGGTTCGCAAAGGAATGCATCCATAGCGCTTGGCGTGAGTGATCAGGCGGTCTCCCAGTGGCCAGAGCTAATCCCCAAAGGTGCAGCTCTCGAGCTGGAGAAGATCACCAATGGAGCTCTCAAGTGCGATCTGGGGTTGTATTCAGAGGGCTCGCGCCGCGGCAAGCGCAGATCGGCGGAGGCGTGACATGTCACAGAAATTAACAAGTTACGGAAAACCGAAAAGCGCCAGGATTAAGCGACGCTTTCCGGTGATGCAGATAACAAAAGCCTGCGTGATTAGCTCTTGCCTTCTTAAGGTCTGGGCCCGGCGGAGTTTCGTAAATTTTGAATGTGTCTTTGTAGATCGGAAATCAGGCTTTCAGCCATTTCTGGGGTAAGGGCGAAAAAGTGCGTTTCCTGCTCCTGCTTTGACCCCATCTCCATTGCCTGTATTGGGGAGGGCAGATACTGGAGCTTTAGAGCAAGCGTGCCATACCACGGCAATACTCCTGCTTGCCACCCAGTAACCGGGAAAACGGGAATATCGTCTTTTTGTGACATATCGAACCTCCATCGGTTCTTGGTTGTGGAAAACCAAGAGTATCACCGGAGGATGGTTCGGCACCAATGAGGAAATCAAGATGGACCCGACAGATTTCATAGCAAAACACATCACCGCGCGGCTGGCGTCAGAGGGATTTCCAGAGCAGGTGTGTCAGGGGGGGGGCTGGTCGGCGTTGACCACTATCGCCGGATGTCGCAGGCAAGTCGCAAGGGGGGAGCTTTTGACAATTGTCTTTTCCGTGCTCGTCAGTGGGCTATTGGGCAGACGACAACAGCAGAACGCAAGGCAAAGAAAAGGCCGAAGAGAGGGATCAACTCGCCCAGCCTTTATTAACTTAACTACTGTTCATACCTGCATAAATCTACCTAGCGAGGTAAATCCGTGAAAAACAATATCAATAAACACCAGAACGTTTCAAGTGTTGATGCTGAAACACATTCCAGAATTTCGATTGCTAGCAGCGATATCACACTAAAACCATGTCCATTCTGCGCAACGTCTGAGGTTCGCCTCGTTGAAGTTAAATATTTTTTAGATGGTGATGACGGTTACTACGTTGCCTGTACCCACTGCAACGCTAACCAGTTTCCCGACAGCAAAGCACGCGCTATTCACGACTGGAATCAGCGCGAGAAACACGATACAGAACAGGCGGGTGCAGCATGAGCAAACTTCTTCTGAATACGGTGATGTACAACCGAGATCTGGTGCCGCTTGGTGGCATTAATTGCGCTATCTATCTTTCAACCCTCCTTTATCACTACCGGGACTGGAGTGTTAATGATGGCTGGATGATGCTGAATATTGACCTAATCCAGAACATTACCGGGCTTACTCCCGAAGAGCAGCGCGCCGCCCGCATCATCTTGCGTGATCTTGGCGTTATTCGTGACGGCATGGCTTTTGATGAGCCTGCGCTATATGTCGATCTGCGTAATCTGGACGCTTTGCTTGAGGGGGACGCGCAATGACTACCACCACACCGACCGATACCGTCATGGCTATTGGTCAGATAAATTTTACCGGGAATGTGACGCCTGCAAGTTGGTGGCGATATATCACGCTGCCAAGTGGGCGCCCGGATCAGACCGCGATAACGTTGCTCTCCGAGATTATTTATTGGTATCGCCCTTCAGAGGTGAGGAATGAAGCGACGGGCGCACTACAGGGCTACAGAAAGCGTTTTCGGGGTGACAAATTGCAGCGTAGCTATCAATCATTCGCTGATCAGTTTGGGTTTGGTAAGCGCGAAACGGCGGATGCGCTCAAGCGACTGCGCGATGCCGGGCTGATCACGCTGGAATTGCGCACGATAGAGGCGCTTGATGGCCTGAAATGCGCCAACGTTTTATTTGTTGGCGTGATTCCCTGCGCTATCGCCGCCATTACAAATCCTGTTTCGACCGATAACGTTGACGCTGTAACCCCAGTTACGTCGGAACGTAATAGCTCTTTCAAAAACGCCACCCCTGTTACGCCAAAACGGAACACCCCCCAACGCCAAAACGGAACAGGGGGTACGCCCAATGTCGATACAAATACAGAGATTACTACAGAGATTACTACAGAGATTAAAAACACTAATGGCGCATCCGCTGACGCTCCTGCACCGGCTCGCCCTGCAAAGCAGGATTATTCACCTGAATTTGAAACAGCCTGGCAGGCATATCCAAAACGTGCTGGTGGCAATTCCAAAGCGGCAGCCTACAAAGCCTGGAAAGCCCGCCTGAAAGACGGCGTTAAGCCTGAGGATATGCTGGCAGGCGTCAAGCGCTATGCGGCCTACGTCAAAGTGACTGGGAAAGCTGGCACACAGTTCGTCAAGCAGGCGACAACGTTCTTTGGACCCGATCGCCATTTCGAAGAAGCCTGGCAAACTCCATCAGCTCCCGGAGGTGGGCGTCGCAATGTGCTTCCGGTATCTGGCTTCAGTGAACAGGATTACGGACAAACAGACTGCAACTGGTGACAAGGGGAAACACAATGCTGAACATCAAACAACGCGAAGAAAGGGATTCACTACTGGCGAAACGCGAAGGACTTCGCGAGGAACTGGCGTTCGCTGTAGAACATAAAAAACCGTGGCAGTGGGGAAGTTGGGAGTCAGGCGAAGTCCACACCGTAGTGTGCGAAAAACATGGCGACTATGAGCGCATGTCGCTCATTGGTAAAGCGTTTCGTGGTACCGAAAATGTTAAACATTCCCTGTGCCCGGGGTGCGTGCGCGATGAGTTGGCGGCAGTCGATACCGGGCTGCATGCGTTGCAGGTATCTGACCTGCTGGACAACGTCGGGATCGCCCGCCGATTTGAGGGCTGTGAGTTTAGTAATTATCAAGCGGTTAATCAGGGTGCTGCAAAAAACCTTGCAGCATGCCAGCGCTATGTCAACAGCTGGTCGGAGCGTATTAACGCAGGAACGGGGCTGGTGATGACCGGGAACTGCGGGACAGGAAAGAACCATCTGGCGGTATCGATGGCAAAGAGCATTGTTCGTGAGTATCTGGCCAGCGTGGAAATCACCGATGTTATGCGCCTTACCCGGGCTGTGAAAAACACGTGGCGCCACGGTGCTGACAGTACCGAAGAAGACGTTATCGAGCGTTTCGCATCACTGGATCTGCTGATTATCGATGAGGTGGGCGTGCAATTCGGTAGTCCGACGGAAATGACCATCCTGCAGGAGGTTATCAATGCCCGTTACGAGAGCGTGCTCCCGACCATCCTGATCAGCAACCTGACCTTTGAGCAACTGAAAGAGTCCATTGGTGAGCGCATCGTGGACAGGGTTACCGATGGTGGACGAAACCGCCTGGCGTTTGGCTGGGAAAGCTATCGCGCAATTGCTACAGGGGTAACCGCATGATGACTCCGGTATGGAAAAATAATGATCTGGAAGGTGCGGTAATTGGCGCGATTTTTCTGCGCAATACCGACCCTGAGGTTCTGGGCATTCTTTCCCGTATGCCGGCGAGTGTATTTTCCGTCCGTCAGTACCGTGAAATTTATTCCGGCATTTGTCGTCAGGCTCGGGGGACCGGAGTGATAGATCCGCTGTTACTGTGTGAGATCATGCCAGAACACAGCGCAACGATACTCGAGTCAAGCCGTATCGCATGGGCTAAATCAGCTCTGACGTATTACGTTTCCACACTGGAACGTAATGCTGCCGTTCGTGACGCCGAGGCTGTAATCGAGACAGCGTTGGCTGGCATTCGCAATGCCGCCAATGGTGAAAACGCAGTCGAAGCGTTGAAAGCCGCGCAGGAGGCCATGGCTTCAATTTCACTCACTCCTGATACCGTTCAACCTGTGCATATTGATGAAATCTTACCTGCAGTAATTGACCGGGTAGATGCAAGAAATCAGGGGCTGGAAGAGGCCAAACCGCTGATGACCGGCATTGAAGAACTGGACGCTAAAACCGGCGGCATTGAACCGACAGATCTGGTCTTCATTGCGGCTCGTCCGTCGATGGGGAAAACGGAGCTGGCCCTGGACATTATCGATAAGGTATCAGAGCAGGGGCGTGGCGTACTGTTTTTCAGCATGGAGATGGCCAACATCCAGATTGGCGAGCGAATGGTATCTGCTGCTGGTGGTATGTCAGTGTCCAGACTCAAAGCGGCCGCGAAATTTGAAGATGAAGACTGGGCACGGTTATCTACAGGTATCGGGCATCTTACCGGGCGCAATATCTGGTTGGTCGATGCCACAGATCTGACGCTTGAGCAGATCCAGCAAACGGCAACCAGTCATCAGATTGCTCATCCAGAAACCGCGCTGGTGGTTATCGATTATCTGTTACTCATTAAGATCCAGAGCACGGCACGCTATGACCTCGCAGTGGGTGAATTGTCGAAGGGGTTAAAGCGCCTCGCTAAAACAAACCGCACTCCCGTTCTGGCGCTGAGTCAGCTTTCGAGAGGCGTGGAATCCAGACCTAACAAACGCCCTATGAACTCAGATCTGAAGAACTCAGGTGAAATTGAGGCAGATGCTGACATCATCATGATGCTCTATCGCGATGAAGTTTATAACCCCGAATCACCGGCAAAAGGGATCGCGGAAATTAACATCACCAAGCAGCGTAACGGCGTTCTTGGGACCGTATATCGCCGTTTCTATAACGGGCATTTTCTGCCGATTGACCAGGAAGAAGCGAAATCAAAATCAGCATCGCAGCAAAAATTACAACCGCGTCGGTATGCAAAAGCTTAAGGAGCCAACAATGGATCGTCTAATTCATGAAATGTCCTATTTGTTCACCAAAAAGCGCTTCATTGAGCTACAGGAGTCCGCACGAGACATAGCTATCAGTCATAGCGACTATCCCGAATGCTTTGGTCTTATTGCTGATGCAATTGATGAGTTCCTTGAAGCTACGCCTGAGGATGAATGGCGTGAGCGTGAAAAAATATTTATGCACTACGTTGCAATGCGTGCGTTATCGCTATGGGGAAACGGCGGTAAAGTTACCGATATCCTGTGGGCACACCCTGGCTGGTTTGGCACCGCTGAGAAAGGAGATACCATTCAATGAAACTGGAATCAGCGCTTAAACATTTCAGCCCTCAAGGGATGCACATCAGCGACGACGTGAAAGGCACCTCTCCGGATCGTATCACCGGTACAGATGTAATGGCTGCTATTGGTACCACCAGCAGCCGTGCGCGTTTTGGTCTGGCTGCTTTCTTCGGCAAGGCTGGTATCAGCAAAACTGATGAACAGCTCGCAGTTCAGGCGCTGGCGCGACATGCGATGGAGACAGCACCAAAGAACGTGCGCAAAGTTGCCGGTGGTGAGTTCGGATGGTGCATGCTGATGCTGTCGCAATTTGCCTTTGCTGAATACTCCCGTTCTGCGGCAACTAGCGTGACATGTCACAGTTGCAGCGGTACCGGACGAACCACACGCGAGCAGGTCACCCGTAAAGTTTCGTACCCATGGGGTAAAGCACCATATTGGGCTAACCGCTCTCGTGCTGTTCGTCCGTCTGACTGGGAGCACTGGACTGAGGTAACAGAGGTTGTACCGGCCGTCTGTGATAGTTGCGGAGGCAAGGGAACAATCAGCGCCCGCTGCCGTTGTAGTGGAAAGGGCGAGGTACTGGACCGCATCGCGACAAAAGACCGCGGCGCACCGGTTTTCAAAACGTGTGAGCGTTGCAGCGGCGAGGGGTATTCCAGAGTGTCATCTGCGACCGTTCACCGAGCTATCCTTAAACGTCTGCCGGATCTCCATCAGTCCTCATGGTCTCGTAACTGGAAGCCATTCTATGAAATGTTGGTTGATGCACTGCACAAGGGAGAGCGTCAGGCATCATCAGAATTTGAGAAAGCAACAACTTATTGATGCGATCGGAGCAAATGGCGACACTTTTTGCACGTTAGTGTTGACTTTGCATAAAATTGTCCTGTATGCTTCTGATTATGGAGTATAACGCCTGTAGATAATTAACCTCGAAAAGCCCGCCACGGCGCGGGTTTTTTTGTATCCGCATTTCCTGCGCACCGCCCGCGCATCCATCACGTCGAACCAATCCATTTGAAATGAGCCTTTGAGGAAGTCGGTTAGCGCTGGCGAGCCTCGACGGGCTGATTTCCTGTGCGGCAAAGGTTCATCTCAAAGTAAGGTAAACGCCATGAGTAAAACTGATCCGACAGGCAGTAAAGAGCGGCTTGTTTTTGGAGTCGGAAAGCTTGATGTTCATCCTGTGATTATTAACGGGGTAAGGACGAGAGCATATAGAGTCTGGTTCAGTATGCTTAAAAGATGCTATGGGAAAGGTTCGTCATACAGACGTGATTATGAAGGGTGTTCCGTAGATCCGCATTGGCACAAATTTAGTAACTTTAAAGATTTTTACGATAAATTTTACTTTGAAGGCGCTGAACTTGATAAGGATTTGCTTAGCCTAGGTAATAAGGTTTATTCAAAAGAAAAATGTGTATTTATTCCTCAGTGGCTTAATACCTTTATTACCATAAGAACGGATAAGGCAAGCCCTTATCCTATTGGGGTTACGACTGCCAGCAAAAGTAAAAAATACCAAGCCGCGATTAAGTTTAATGGTGAAAACAGGCATCTTGGCTTGTTTTCAGACCCTTATGATGCGCACTTAGCATGGTATAAGGCAAAAATGGATATTGCATATGGGTATAAATCCATATGTGATTCGCTTCACCCTAAATTGTATAACGGCCTAATTATAAAAATAAAAAGCTTAAAGTTAATCCCTCAATAGAAATTATCTGCCCCATACCACAATTAATCAGGCTTGACGGGAATCATCCTGACCTGCCCCCACGATTAGATACAACACTCAGTTAGTAACGTCGGAATCTTCATTCTCAGAATGACCCTTTCTCCAGCCCGCTGCAAATTCAGACGGTGTCTGATAATTCAGCGTGGAGTGCGGGCGGCATTCGTTATAATCCTGCCGCCAGTCATTAATAATTTTCCTGGCATGAACGATATCGCTGAACCAGTGCTCATTCAAACATTCATCGCGAAATCGTCCGTTAAAGCTCTCAATAAATCCGTTCTGCGTTGGCTTGCCCGGCTGGATTAAGCGCAACTCAACACCATGCTCAAAGGCCCATTGATCCAGAGCACGGCAAGTGAACTCCGGCCCCTGGTCAGTTCTTATCGTCGCCGGATAGCCTCGAAACAGTGCAATGCTGTCCAGAATACGCGTGACCTGAACGCCTGAAATCCCAAAGGCAACAGTGACCGTCAGGCATTCCTTTGTGAAATCATCGACGCAGGTAAGACACTTGATCCTGCGACCGGTGGAAAGTGCGTCCATGACGAAATCCATCGACCAGGTCAGATTGGGCGCCGCCGGACGGAGCAGCGGCAGACGTTCTGTTGCCAGCCCTTTACGACGTCTTCTGCGTTTTACGCCCAGGCCACTGAGGTGATAAAGCCGGTACACGCGCTTATGATTAACATGAAGCCCTTCACGGCGCAGCAACTGCCAAATACGACGGTAGCCAAAACGCCTGCGCTCCAGTGCCAGCTCAGTGATGCGCCCTGATAAATGCGCATCAGCAGCCGGACGGTGAGCCTCATAGCGGCAGGTCGACAGGGATAAACCTGTAAGCCTGCAGGCACGACGTTGCGACAGACCGGTCGCATCACACATCAACATCACGGCTTCCCGCTTCTGGTCTGTCGTCAGTACTTTCGCCCAAGAGCCACCTGAAGCGCCTCTTTATCCAGCATGGCTTCGGCAAGCAGCTTCTTGAGTCTGGCGTTCTCTTCCTCAAGCGACTTCAGGCGCTTAACTTCAGGCACCTCCATACCGCCATACTTCTTACGCCAGATGTAAAACGTGGCATCGGAAATGGCATGCTTGCGGCAGAGTTCACGGGCGGGTACCCCAGCTTCGGCTTCGCGGAGAATACTGATGATCTGTTCGTCGGAAAAACGCTTCTTCATGGGGATGTCCTCATGTGGCTTATGAAGACATTACTAACATCGGGGTGTACTAATCAACGGGGAGCAGGTCAATCCGCTACGTGCTTTGTTGATAAATCCAGCCCGTGAAGCCTGCTCCCTTACTACAAACAGCACCCGCTAACTATGCGAGGTGAGGCTATGAAAATGAATGACAAGAACCCTGAATTCTGGGCTGCGGTTTTGACCGGACTCAAAAATGCGTGGCCCCAGATTCTGGGGGCGTCAATGGCCGGACTCATTGCCTATGGTCGTCTGATATATGACGGTGCAACACGAAAAAATAAATGGCTTGAGGGCGTCCTTTGTGGCGCCCTTTCTTTATGCATCACCAGCGCGCTTGATGTGGTTGGCCTTCCTGTATCGATATCACCGTTCGTCGGTGGTGTGATTGGATTCGTCGGCGTAGACAAACTGCGCGAAATCGCTATCAGCGCACTCAAAAAAAGGGCAGGGGTGACCGATGACAACCAGTAATGTTTCCCGCGGTATCCGCAACAATAATCCCGGCAATATCCGCTGGGGTGACGAATGGCAGGGCCTGGCACCCAAAACACAGCGCACCGATAAAGCATTTTGCCAGTTCACCACGCCTGAGTATGGTATCCGGGCGATGATCATCATCCTGCGCAACTACCAGCGCAAGCATGGTCTGAACACTGTAAGCGGCATTATCAAACGCTGGGCCCCGCCAAACGAGAACAATACACAGGCGTATATCAACAGCGTGGCTCAGGCGGCGGGCGTTACCCCCGACAAGCGCATCGATACCAGCGACAGCCGTTTCATGATGAAATTGCTACAGGCAATCATTAAGCACGAGAACGGTAGCCAGCCTTACGGATTCGATACGTTTGTTCGCGCAGTCGAACTGGCGGGGTAATCATGAATATCGCGCTGGTGGAACAATACTGGAAACCACTGGCGCTAATATTGCTGGTGGTAGGCGCGTTTATCACCGGAAATGTCTGGAGTGATCGGGGCTGGGAAAAGAAGTGGGCTGACCGTAATAGCGTGGAATCATCGCGAACAGCGAACGCGCAAACCGCCGCCCGCATGATTGAGCAAGGGCGCATAATTGCCCGTGATGAGGCTGTAAAAGATGCACAAGCACAATCCGCTAAATCTGCTGCCACTGCTGCTGGCCTGTCTGCCACTGTTAGCCAGTTGCGCACCGAAGCAACAAAGCTTGCCACTCGCCTGGACGCCGCAAAGCACACCGCAGATCTTGCCGTTGCCGTCCGAGGCAAAACAGCCAGCGCCGACGCCGGAATGCTCGCCAACATGCTCGGAAGTCTTGCAGAAGAAGCTAAACGTTATGCTGGAATCGCTGACGAACGCTACCGGGCAGGAATGACATGTGAGCGTGTTTACGACTCGGTAAGAGAGTCGAATAACAAAAGGGTTGAATGATGAATGTCGAAAATCTGACCGAAGCATATTACATCAACAACGGGATAAAAGAGCTACAACGACAGAAAGGCATACTGGAAAGTGGTGATGGGCTTGGTGTGACAATTCAGTCCACATATCAGGATAAAGCCTTTCTCGATGCTATTCGCCCACATGCAGTGGCTGAACTTAATCGCCGGATTGAGGAAAAGAAAGTCGTGCTGGTTAGTCTTGGCATCTCATTCACTTAAGGAAGCCTGTGGAGGTCATATGCGTCTCACTGTATTAGATGACGATCCCGGCAGGAAGATTAATCTCGGTGTAGAGCGATACGCTGTTTTTCTCGATGGTATTGAGGTTAAGCATGTCTTCACTGCTGACGATGAGAAGGGCGAAGTAATCGCTGCTGTTCTCGATGAGCGTGGTTATATGACGACAGATAACGGTGAAGTGAAGCGGCAAACGCTTTACGGTTCCGTGAGGATTGAACCATGCCAGCGTTAATCCCTCGCGCATGTCGCAAGCGAGGTTGTCCCGGTACGACTACTGACCGTTCAGGCTACTGTGAGCAGCATCGCAATGAGGGCTGGCAACAGCACCAGCAGGGTAAGAGTCGCCATGAGCGTGGCTACGGCAGTAAGTGGGATATCAAACGCGCCCGCATCCTGAAGCGTGACAACCATCTGTGTCAGAACTGTCTGCGTACTGGACGTGCTGTCGCGGCCACAACCGTTGACCATATCAAGGCTAAGGCACATGGGGGTACCGATGATGATTCGAACCTCGAAAGCCTGTGCTGGCCCTGCCATCGTTCGAAAACAGGGCGCGAACGCTTCAAATGATAATGATTACCATCAACAAGCGTGGAGGGGAGGGGGAGGTCAAATCCCTGTAGCCGAGAGCCCAAGGGACCGCCGCCTAGCCTTTCTTCACATCGCCGCAGGTTAGAAAACTTTTTTTGGGGTCCCCCAGCCGATGATTAATAGGAGTTTTCGATTATGTCAGGACCGCCGAAAACCCCTACCCATCTGCGTTTGGTGAGGGGTAACCCATCCAAACGACCGATCAACAATAACGAGCCGAAACCACCTAAAGGGGTCCCCCCAGTTCCCAAGCATTTCGACAAGCAGGGGAAGTACTGGTTTAAGCGGATGGCTGAAGAGTTGGACGCCATCGGTGTGATCTCCCAGCTTGATGGGCGAGCCCTTGAACTGCTTGTGGAAGCGTATGCCGAATACAGACATCACTGCGACACGCTGGAGATTGAGGGGTATACGTACCGAACTGAAACGCAGACTGGTGACGTCATGATAAAGGCACACCCGGCTGCAATTATGAAAGCTGACGCCTGGAAGAGGCTGCGAGCCATGCTTGGTGAGTTCGGAATGACGCCTGCCAGTCGCTCGAAGGTAAGTACAAAAACTCCGGGCGAAGTTGATCTTATTGCTGAATTTATGAAAGCGAGGGACTGATGGCTAAAGTTTCTGATGGCATACGTTACGCCGAACGCGTCGTGGCCGGGGAGGTTATTGCCTGTGAATATGTCCGTCTTTCCTGCCAGCGATTTCTTGATGATCTTAAGCACGGTGAAGAACGTGGCATCTATTTCAGCGAGCCCCGCGCACAACACATCCTCAATTTCTATAAATTCGTGCCTCATGTTAAAGGAGCACTGGCAGGCCAGCCGATTGAGCTGATGGACTGGCATGTTTTCATTCTGATCAACATCTTCGGTTTTGTTATTCCCCTGGTAAATGAAGAAACAGGCGAAGTTGTGCTGCGTAATGATGGCAGCGGCCGTCCGGTGATGGTTCGCAGGTTTCGCACGGCATATAACGAAGTCGCCCGTAAAAATGCCAAATCGACACTATCTTCTGGCGTTGGTCTTTATATGGCTGGCGCCGATGGTGAGGGCGGGGCAGAGGTTTATTCCGCAGCGACTACGCGGGATCAGGCTCGCATCGTTTTTGAAGATGCGAAAAACATGGTTAAAAAAGCGAAACCCACACTTGGGCGACTGTTTGAATTCAATAAACTGGCGATCTACCAGGAGCAGACAGCATCCAAGTTTGAACCGCTTTCTTCTGATGCCAACAATCTTGATGGTCTCAATATCCATTGTGGCATCGTCGACGAAATTCATGCGCATAAAACCCGTGATGTCTGGGACGTTCTGGAGACTGCAACCGGCGCACGATTGCAGTCTCTTCTGTTTGGCATAACGACTGCCGGGTTTAACAAAGAAGGGATTTGTTACGAGCTGCGCGATTATGCCATTAAGGTGCTGCGTGGCTATAACAGCGAAGTGGAAGGCGCGGTTAAGGATGATACCTTTTTCGCCATTATCTTCACGCTGGATAAGGATGATGATCCGTTTGACGAAACAGTCTGGCAAAAGGCTAACCCCGGGCTGGGTATCTGTAAGCGCTGGGATGACCTTCGACGCCTGGCAAAGAAGGCCAAAGAACAGGTTTCCGCCAGAGTAAACTTTTTCACCAAACACATGAATATCTGGGTGACCGCTGAGTCAGCCTGGATGGACATGATTAAGTGGGAAAACTGTGAGTTTATAGCCCCCCGTCATGAGCTGAAAACCTACCCGATGTGGGCTGGTGTGGATCTGGCCCACAAGATTGATATTTGTGCTGCGGTAAAACTCTGGCGGGCAGACAACGGTCACGCGCATGCAGACTTTAAATTCTGGTTACCCGAAGGGCGACTGGAAAAATGTTCCGCTCAAATGGCGCAGATGTATCGCAAATGGGCCGAGCTTGGAAAGCTGGAACTGACCGATGGTGATGTTATCGATCATGCGCAGATTAAAGCTGATTTTCTGGAATGGATTAGCGGCGAAAACCTGAAGGAAACCGGGTTTGACCCCTGGAGCGCAACGCAGTTTAGCCTGGCTCTGGCAGAAGAGGGTGTGCCGCTGGTAGAGGTTCCGCAAACGGTCAGAAACTTTTCTGAGTCAATGAAAGAAGTGGAGTCTCTGGTTTATGGTGGGCGTTTTCATCACAGCAATCATCCGGTTATGAACTGGATGATGTCTAACGTCACCGTCAAGCCTGACAAAAACGACAATATCTTTCCGAACAAATCCACGCCAGAAGCGAAAATAGACGGGCCTGCCGCCTTGTTTACCGCAATGAGCCGCATGCTTGTAAACGGCGGCGAACAACAGGACAGCCTCTCTGACCATCTGGAAAGTTACGGCGTCCGTTCATTATAAAGAGGCAGTTATGATCCTGATGATTCTCGCCCCACTGATCGGGGTGATGGGCGCTATTTTGCTTTCGTTTGGTGTATGGATGATTTATCCGCCTGGAGGCTTAATCAGTGCGGGTATGCTTTGCCTTATCTGGTCATGGCTGGTTTCCCGCACGCTTTCGCTGGCCGGGAAAACATTGCGAGGAGGGACTGACTGATGTTTTTCCCCGGAATGTTCAAAAAAAGTGACGCCCCTGTCACTACTCCGGCAGAACTCGCTGAAGCAGTGGGAATGACTTACGACACCTATACAGGGAAAAGGGTAAGCAGCCAGAAAGCCATGCGGCTTACAGCAGTTTTCGGTTGTATCAGGGTTCTTGCTGAGTCGATGGGTATGCTGCCCTGTAACCTGTACAAGATAACCGGAAACAGTAAACAAAAAGCGACTTCTGAAAGGCTGCATAAATTACTGACGATGAAGCCAAATGATTACATGACCCCCCAGGAGTTCTGGGAGCTGGTCATTGTCTGTCTTTGTCTTCGCGGTAATTTTTACGCCTACAAAGTTAAAGCGCTTGGCGAGGTGGTGGAGCTGCTTCCTATTGACCCCGGGTGTGTTGAACCAAAGCTTAACAGCCAGTGGCAGCCGGTTTACCAGGTAACATTCCCCGATGGTTCAACAGATGTGCTTGGGCAGGATGATATCTGGCATGTCAGAACGCTTACCTTTGACGGGCTGGTGGGGCTGAACCCTATAGCCTATGCAAGAGAAGCAATATCTCTGGGAATGGCAACAGAGGAACATGGGGCGCGGTTGTTCTCAAATGGCGCGGTTACCTCCGGTGTACTCCGCACTGAACAAACGCTCACTGACGCTGCTTATACAAGGCTGAAAAAAGATTTTGAGGATCGACATCTCGGGCTGAGCAATGCGCACCGACCAATGATTCTCGAAATGGGACTGGACTGGAAGTCGATGGCGCTCAATGCGGAAGACAGTCAGTTCCTTGAGACCAGGAAATTCCAGCTGGAGGAAATATGCCGCCTGTTCCGGGTGCCGATGCACATGGTGCAGAACACTGACCGCTCGACGTTTAACAATATTGAAAACCTCGGCATGGGGTTTATCAATTATTCACTCGTTCCGTATATGACCCGCATTGAGCAGAGAATCAACATCGGGCTGGTGAAGGAATCAAAGCAGGGTGTTTACTACGCAAAATTCAATGCCGGCGCATTGCTGCGCGGGGATATGAAGTCGCGATTTGAGGCGTATTCAACAGGCATTAACTGGGGTATTTACTCACCAAATGACTGCCGGGAACTTGAAGAACTTAACCCACGCGCAGGCGGAGATATTTACCTTACGCCAATGAACATGACGACGAAGCCGTCAGACAGCAGCAAGAACAAAATAACTGAGGAACAACATAATGCCGATGACTAAACAGCGGCTGGATATTCCGCTACAGCTAAAGTCTGTCAGCGACAGCGGGGAGTTTGAAGGTTATGGCTCTGTTTTTGGCGTAAAGGACAGCTACGATGATGTTGTCGTGCCAGGCGCTTTTTCGGCCTCCCTTCAGGCATGGAAAGAAAAGAATGCTCTCCCTGCATTACTCTGGCAGCACCGTATGGATGAACCCATCGGTATTTACACGGAGATGAAAGAGGATGAGGTTGGCCTTTATGTTAAAGGCCGGTTACTCATTGATGACGATCCCCTTTCGAAACGCGCACACGCCCACATGAAGGCCGGTTCTTTAACCGGCCTTTCTATTGGTTACATGCTGAAAGACTGGGAGTACGACCGTGTTAAGGGTGTGTTCCTTCTCAAAGAGATCGACCTGTGGGAAGTCAGTCTCGTCACGTTTCCGTCGAACGATGAAGCGCGTGTAAGTGATGTCAAAAGCGCATTTTCGCGCGGAGAAATCCCTTCTCAAAAAAGTATTGAACGAGTCCTGCGCGATGTTGGGCTCTCACGCACCCAGGCTAAAGCATTCATGGCCGGGGGTTATAGCTCACTTTCACTGCGTGATGTTGATGAGGTGAGTACCGCACTGGATGCACTGAAAAACATCAAATTTTAATCAGGAGTTAATTATGTCAGTTGACGTTAAAGACGTAGAGCAGGTCGCGCAGGAACTGCAGGCGAAGTTTGATGCGTTCAAAGAAAAGAACGATAAGCGCCTGGAAGCAGTTGAACAGGAAAAGGGCAAGCTGGCAGGTGAGGTTGAAACCTTAAACGGCAAGTTGTCTGAACTGGATGAGCTTAAATCTGCGCTGGAAGAGGAACTGAAGCAGGTTAAACGTCCAGCCGGTGGTCCTCAGAGCAAAGCCGCAAGCGAACATAAAACCGCTTTCATTGGCTTTATGCGCAAGGGTAAAGATGACGGGCTGCGCGAACTTGAACGCAAAGCTCTGCAGGTCGGTGTGGATGAAGATGGTGGCTATGCCGTGCCGGAAGAGCTGGATCGCACGATCCTTAATCTTCTGAAAGATGAAGTGGTGATGCGCCAGGAGGCGACAACCATCACAGTCGGCGGCGCTAACTATAAAAAACTGGTTAATCTCGGCGGTACGGCTTCGGGTTGGGTTGGTGAAACGGATGACCGCCCGGAAACCGATGCGTCTAAACTCGGTCAGATTGAGCCGTTCATGGGGGAAATTTACGGTAACCCGCAGGCCACTCAAACCATGCTGGACGATGCCTTCTTCAACGTCGAAGACTGGATCAACAGCGAACTGGCAATTGAGTTTGCAGAGCAGGAAGAAATCGCCTTTACCAGCGGTAACGGGACGAAGAAGCCGAAAGGTTTTCTGGCATATGCTTCCACGCTTGATCCGGACAAGACTCGTGCATTTGGTACTCTCCAGCACATTCTCTCTGGCGCTGCGGCAGGCGTAACGGCTGATGCGATCATCAAACTGGTCTACACGTTGCGTAAAGTGCATCGTAATGGCGCTAAGTTCATGATGAACAACAACAGCCTGTTTGCTATCCGAATCCTGAAAGATTCAGAAGGCAACTACCTGTGGCGTCCTGGTCTGGAACTTGGTCAGCCTTCCTCTCTGGCCGGGTACGGTGTGGCAGAGAACGAACAGATGCCGGATATCGCGGCTGATGCTAAAGCAATTGCATTTGGCAATTTCAAACGTGGTTACACCATTGTTGACCGCATCGGCACCCGCATTCTTCGTGACCCCTACACCAAAAAACCATTCGTTGGTTTCTACACCACCAAACGAACCGGGGGGATGCTGGTGGATTCTCAGGCCATTAAACTGCTGCAGATCGGCACTGGCGCTTAATTCTCTGGGGCTTCGGCCCCGATTTTTCGAGGTGATTTATGCCTGAATTATTGCGTGAACTTAAGTGGTCCCCAGATGGTTGTATTGTTGAATCCATTCCCGCTGGGGTGTATTCGGACGGTGAGCTACCTGCCCGCGCTGAGGAAATTGCTACCGAACTCGGTATTATCAAATTTGGTGGTGGCGGTGTTCATGTCCCTGCAGAGCCAGAGCCAGAGCCAGAGCCAGAGCCAGAGCCAGAGCCAGAGCCAGAGCCAGAGCCAGAGCCAGAGCCAGAGAAAACAAAACGTGGGAAGGCCAAATGAAACCGTCTATTGCCGAATTACGGCAGCAATGCCGGATAGACAGCGATGATGTTTCTGAAGATCAGACACTGGCGATATATCTCAGTGCAGCAAAGTCTCATGCTGAGAAAATTTTAAACAGGGCTCTATACGATACGAGCATCCCGGATAGTAACCCTGATGGCATCATCATCAGCGACGATATCAAGCTGGCGTTAATGCTTCTTGTCAGCCACTGGTACGAGAACAGAGAGCCGGTAAATATTGGCAATATTACAAGCACATTGCCGTTTGGTGTTCAGGCTCTCTTAGGGCCGCACCGGAAGCACCCGGGAACATAAGGGGGGTATATGCAGGCAGGTCGATTACGCCATCGCGTTACTATCCTGAACTTTACTTCTTTTCGCGATACTACAGGCCAGCCGGTTGAAGAGTGGCAGGAGGGAAAGACTATATGGGCGGAAGTGCTGGGTATCAGTGGTCGTGAGCAGTTGCAATCAGGAGCAGAAACGGCACAGGCAACAATTCGGGTGTGGGTCCGTTTCCGGCATGATGTGACTGCTGCGTCAAGATTAAAGGTGCTCACAGGACCATTTAAAGGCGCGGTACTGAATATCATCAGCCCCCCCATACCCGACAGTAAAGCCACCAGGCTGGAAATACTCTGTAAAAATGGAGCAGAAAAATGATTGATATCACTCTGGATTTTTCTGGCCTTGAAGAGATATCCCGCGATCTGGAATTACTGAGCCGCGCCGAAAACAACAAAGTTCTGCGTGATGCTACTCGAGCTGGTGCTGAGGTTCTGAAAGATGAGGTGATAGTAAGAGCGCCTGAACGAACCGGCAAGCTGAAGAAAAACGTTGTGGTGCTGACGCAGCGATCACGTAAACGCGGTGATATTTCATCCGGTGTTCATATTCGCGGTCGAAACATGCGAACGGGTAACAGCGATAATTCAATGAAAGCCTCCGATCGACGTAACGCGTTTTACTGGCGATTTGTCGAAATGGGCACAGTGAATATGCCGCCACATCCTTTTGTCCGTCCTGCGTTTGATACCCGTGAAGAACTGGCGACGCAGGTTGCTATGAAACGCATGAACCAGGCCATTGATGAGGTGCTGAGTAAATGACGGAAGATGACCTTTATCTTTTGCTGAGGCCGCTGGCCGGAGGGCAGGTTTATCCCTATGTCGCCCCGCTTGGCAGTGATGGTCATCCCTCGATATCGCCACCCTGGGTGATTTTTTCACTTATTTCTGATGTGACCGCTGATGTTCTTTGTGGGCAGGCCGAATCAGGGATATCGGTCCAGGTGGATGTTTACTCACTGACTCTCAAAGAGGCGCGGAATCTTCGTGATATGGCGCTTCAGGCGGTTAAGCCACTCAATCCCACCAATATAAGCAAAACTCCTGGTTATGAACCAGAGAACCGGTATTACCGGATGACGCTGGAATTTCAGGTCACCGTCTGACATATCCATTAACTCACAGACCCGCTACGGCGGGTTTTCTATTTTCAGGAGACAAATATGTCCTCACTGTATGAAAAATCGCAGGGTACTAAAATTCAGATCACCTCTGCGCCAGTGACACTGGATACGATTGGCGCCGCAACCTGGCTGGATTTGCACTGTACTATCAAAGAAGTCCAGTTTACTGGTGGTCAGAAGCAGGACATTGATGTCACAACTCTGTGCTCAACCGAGCAGGAAAATATCAACGGCCTGGGCGCTCAGTCAGAAATCTCTATGTCCGGTAACTTTTATGTTAACCCGGCACAGGATGCGCTGCGTGATGCCTATGATAACGACACCACGTATGGTTTTCGGATTGTCTTCCCGTCTGGTATTGGCTTCCAGTTCCTGTCTGAAGTTCGTCAGCACACCTGGTCTTCAGGGACAAACAGTGTGGTGGCCGCAACGTTTTCGCTACGCCTGAAAGGTAAGCCGACGAAAATTGATAACGCGCTGCGCCTGACCACCGACCTGCCTGACACCAAATCTGTTACCTCTGGTGCGGCTTTGTCACTGACGGTCGTAGCTGCCGGGGGAACGGCACCTTATTCCTACGTCTGGAAGAAGGGCGGCAGCGCGGTTAGTGGACAGACGACAGCAACGTTCAACAAGGCAAACGCTGCTGCAGGTGATGCCGGTGATTACGTTTGTGAAGTTACCGATGCCTCCACACCTGCCGGGAAAGTCACCTCAGCAACCTGCGTCGTAACGGTAGCGTAATTCATCTTCTTTAATCAGGGATAAAAAATGGCTAAAAGTCTTAAAGAACTGGCGCTGGCTAAAATGTCAGGCTTTCGTCATAAAATCATTACGGTCCCTGAATGGGGCGGTGTGAAGGTTGTTCTGCGGGAACCTTCTGGCGAAGGGTGGCTACGCTGGCAGGAAATTGCAAAATCAGGTACTGATGAAGAAGGCGAGGTATCTGTATCAGAAAAAGCACACCGTAATCTTTGTGCTGACGTGGTGTTGTTCATTGATGTCCTTTGCGATACCAACAAGCAACCGGTATTCAGCGTCGATGAAGAAGAACAGGTACGTGAAATTTACGGACCCGTTCATTCACGCTTGCTCAAACAGGCGCTTGACCTCATCAACAGTGCGGACGAAGCGCGGGAAAAGTCGCAACCCCCGGCGTAAAGTTTCTGATGTCGCTTGCGCTCCGCATGGGGCGCACGCTCTCAGAGCTTCGCCAGACCATGACAGCAAGCGAGCTACTGATGTGGATTGAGTTCGACAGGCAAAGCCCCATTGGCGATATTCGTGGTGATATCCAGGCTGCGCAGATCGTCTCTGCCATCTACGGCTCACAGGGGGCGAAAGTACCGCTGGACGATGCGATCCTGCGCTGGGGTGGTGATGAACAATCAGCACCGAAGGACCCGTTTGCAGGGCTTGAGGCTGCATTAACAGCAGCAACTCAGTGACATTGTAATCATTCCACATTAATATTTATTGCCTTCTAAACATGGAATAGGGATATGAATAAATTACTTCTGGTTGTTGCTATCGCTCTATTATCTGGATGTTCTACGCAGCCCGTTTCTACAGAACAAGCAAGAAGTGTTTCTGCTGACAGAATTTGGGATAAAAAAATCGTTAATAATTCTGCTGATACCGGGACAGTTGTCGTCAAAAGAGATTCCGGACTAATGGGTAGTGCGTGCCTTATCAGTATTTATATTGACGGAAATCCAATTGCAGATATTGATTCAAGGGAAAAAGTGACCTTCTACCCAAATCCAGGTCGGCATGTTTTAAGTGCAACTCCGCATGGCTGGTGTGCTGGTGGTATGGTTGAGGTTGGGGCTGAAGTAGTAAAAGATAAGGTATTAATATACCGGGTTGGATACGGGGCTAACGGCGATTTCAGATTTTCACCTACAGCCTTTTAAGTTAATTCTTGAATTAAAGACACCCGCCCAAAAAGCGGGTTTTTTATTAGGTGAAATATGGCGACACTCCGTGAATTGATAATTAAAATCTCGGCTAACTCCCAGTCTTTCCAGACGGAGATCGCGCGCGCTTCACGCACCGGACAAGATTATTACCGAACCATGCAAAATGGCGGGCGTCAGGCGGCAGCAGCATCAAGAGAAACACAGAAAGCGCTGGCGGAGGTAACCAGTCAGCTTAATTCAGCAAAGGCTTCTGCTATGGGCCTGGCTGGCGCTTTTGCAGGCGCATATGCCACTGGGCACCTTATTTCTCTGGCGGATGAATGGAGTTCGGTTAACGCAAGGTTAAAGCAGGCATCGCAATCGACTGATGATTTTAAAGAATCACAGCGTGCGCTGATGGATATCAGCCAGCGAACCGGCACCGCATTTTCAGATAACGCCAGCCTGTTTGCTCGTTCGGCGGCTTCCATGCGCGAATATGGTTACAGTTCAGAAGAGGTTCTGAAAGTAACCGAAGCTATTTCAACGGGACTTAAGCTGTCTGGCGCCAGCACATCTGAAGCTAGCTCAGTAATCACCCAGTTCAGCCAGGCGCTGGCGCAAGGCGTCCTTCGTGGAGAAGAGTTTAACTCTGTCAATGAAAATGGAGATCGTGTAATTCGTGCCCTTGCTTCAGGGATGGGAGTAGCCAGAAAAGACCTTAAAGCGATGGCCGATCAGGGGCAATTAACCGCTGACAAGGTGGTGCCCGCTCTAATCAGCCAGCTTGGATCACTTCGCGAAGAATACAGCGCTATGCCGCAGACAGTGGCGGCAGCATCAACAAAAATTGAAAATGCCTTCATGGCATGGGTTGGCGGGGCTAATGAAGCGACCGGCGCGACAAGCGCACTGACCGGTGTTCTCAATACCATTTCAGATAATATTAACACCGTAGCTGCTGCCGCTGGTGCTCTTGCCGCTATTGGTGGAGCAAGGTTTCTTGGTGGTATGTTCGGTGATCTCAGCGGGCAAACAGCACAACTGATCGATGCACGTAAAAATGAGATTGCGCTCGCTGCCGCCCGCGCCAGTTCAGCAACACAGTCTCAACGAAAAGCAGCAGCTGATGCAATTGCAGCTGAAAGAGCATATCAACTGGCCCAAATGGAACTTGAGCTTACCCGTAATACTAATGCAGAAGCGACGGCAACCCAGAACGTGATTGCCAAACGTCGCGCAATGATTACGGCTAATGCTGCACTGGTTCAGTCTAACCGCGCTGTTACTGCATCACAGCAGGCTCTTAACTCTGCGACATCTGTGATGGGACTAGTCAAAAGTGGAGCTACAGGTCTGCTTTCACTGGTTGGTGGTCTGCCAGGATTATTGATGCTCGGCGCTGGTGCCTGGTACACCATGTACCAGAATCAGGAACAGGCCCGACAATCTGCCCGCGAATACGCAAACCAGATTGACGAGATCAAAGAGAAGACATCGAAAATGTCTCTTCCTGAGTTGGACAGTAACCGTAGCCAGACTGTCACAGCACTGGAAGAACAAAAAAGGCTGATTACAGAACAGGAAAAAAGTGTAGCCAGCCTGAATCGCCGGATTAATGAACTCAATGAAGCGAGGAATGATCCAGCAATAAATCAGGAAAACGCCCTCAATATTCTTAAGTCAATTTCAATACTGACTGATCAAATCTCAATTGAGGAAGAAAAACTTGCTCAACTGAGAGAAAAATCTCGATCGGTATCGCAAGCTCTTGAGGAAAACGAAAGGCGGCGTAATGACCTGATTAAAGAGCGAGCCTGGCGACAGAACGCAGAATATCAGTCTCTGGTGAACATGAATGGGCAACATACTGAGTTCAATAGGTTGCTGGGGTTAGGTAATGAATTACTCAGGGCACGGCAAGGCCTGACTAACTCCCCGTTGCGTATTCCTCAGGCGACTCTTGATAATAAACAAACAGATGCGCTTGAAAAAAGTAGGCGTGAACTTGAATTATCTCGCCGTAAAGGTGAGGAGAGAGAACGCTTACGATTAAGTTATTCTGCTGATGATCTTGGCTTCGCTTCTAACGACCCTCGTTACCAGACCAGCCGCCAGGAGTTAATTAACAATGGCTTAGAAGAGTGGCGGAATAACCAGGCTAATAAACCGCAAAAGAAAGGACCAAAGAGCGATGCAGAAAAGGCGGTAGATACCTATGACCGTTTAATTAAGCAGCAAAAAGAGCAGATCGCGCTTGAAAGCCAAAATACTGAATTAGCGAAAGTTAAATATCAGGTTAGTCAGGGGGAACTCTCGACATTAAGTCAGTCGCAAAAAGCCGAATTAATGCGCAATGCTGCACTTATTGATCAGGTTAAACTACGTGAACAATTGCGTAATTACGAGGCAAACTTAGCTGATAGCAACGCCAGTTCACGCGCTGCTAATGATGCGGAGTTACTTGGTTATGGTCAAGGCACCCGTTTCCGAGAGCGAATGCGGGAACAGTTCAATATCCGCAAAGAGTTTGAAGAGAAGAATACAGCTCTGTTACGCCAACGCCAGGCTGGTGAAATTGACGAAACGTTTTATCAGGAAGGGCTGGCTCTGAATAAACGTTATCTCGATGAACGGTTACGAGATCAGTGAATCGCCACGGGTTTAACAGACACCTCAGAGTCATTTAAGATGGCTTAAAGAGAGGTGCCCATGAGCGGTAAGCGTTATCCCGAAGAGTTTAAAACTGAAGCAGTCAAACAGGTTGTTGATCGCGGTTATTCTGTTGCCAGCGTGGCAACACGTCTCGATATCACCACCCACAGCCTTTACGCCTGGATAAAGAAGTACGGTCCGGATTCTTCCACTAATAAAGAACAGTCAGATGCTCAGGCCGAGATCCGTCGTCTCCAGAAAGAGCTGAAGCGGGTTACCGACGAACGGGACATATTAAAAAAAGCCGCGGCGTACTTCGCAAAGCTGTCCGACTGAGGTACGCCTTTATCCGTGACAACACCTGTTGCTGGCCTGTTCGCCTGCTCTGTCGGGTGCTGGATGTTCATCCCAGTGGTTTTTACGCCTGGCTTCAGCAGCCGCATTCTCAACGCCATCAGGCAGACCTGAGACTGACAGGACAGATTAAACAGTTCTGGCTGGAATCGGGATGCGTCTATGGTTATCGCAAAATCCATCTGGATCTGCGGGACAGCGGGCAACAGTGCGGAGTGAACAGAGTCTGGCGACTGATGAAACGTGTCGGGATAAAGGCTCAGGTCGGATACCGGAGCCCGCGGGCACGTAAAGGCGAGGCCAGTATCGTGTCGCCCAACAGGCTCCAGCGACAGTTCAATCCGGATGCTCCTGATGAGCGTTGGGTAACAGACATAACCTACATCAGGACCCACGAAGGCTGGCTGTATCTTGCTGTGGTTGTTGATCTGTTCTCACGCAAAATTATCGGCTGGTCCATGCAATCCCGGATGACAAAGGACATTGTCCTGAACGCACTGCTGATGGCTGTATGGCGGCGTAATCCCCAAAAACAGGTGCTGGTTCATTCGGATCAGGGCAGTCAGTACACAAGCCATGAGTGGCAGTCTTTCCTGAAATCACACGGCCTGGAGGGCAGCATGAGCCGTCGCGGTAACTGCCATGATAATGCGGTTGCAGAAAGCTTTTTCCAGTTGTTGAAACGCGAACGGATAAAGAAAAAGATCTACGGAACGCGGGAAGAAGCCCGCAGTGATATTTTTGATTACATCGAAATGTTTTATAACAGTAAGCGTCGGCATGGTTCTAGCGATCAGATGTCACCGACAGAATATGAAAACCAGTATTATCAACGGCTCGGAAGTGTCTAGATTATCTGTGGCGATTCACAGGAATCTTACTACTCAGCCTCTGATGCTCAGCGCAGTGACTGGACAACGGGTATGCGTGAAGGTTTTGCTAACTGGGCTGACACTGCTTCTGATTATGCATCTCAGTCTGCTGACCTGGTGAATAATGCAATGTCGGGGCTGGTGGGTAACATTTCTGATGCTCTGGCCGGCAATAAGGTTGACTGGGAAGACTGGGCTAGTTCGGTGCTTCAGTCTATGCAGAAAATTATCCTCAATGCGATGCTGGTGGATTCTTTACGCTCTGCCAGTAACAGCGGTTTTTTCAGTTCAATCGGCGGCATGTTTGGGGCGGGTGCTGGCGCTGCATCTGGCAGCACTCCTTCTGGCGCTTATAACTCTGCCGCATCTGGCATAAAGCTGAATGCAAAAGGTGGTGCATATGCCTCTGAAAGTCTGAGCGCTTACAGCAACAGCATTGTTAGCACACCGACATATTTTGCTTTTGCAAAAGGCGCTGGGCTTATGGGGGAGGCGGGGCCGGAAGCCATTATGCCCCTGACACGATCAGCTGATGGTTCGCTGGGTGTTCGCATGGTTGGTAGTCCGGGTTCCACGTCAGGTGGCGGTGATACGATTATTCATCAGCACTTCAACATATCTGGTAACGGGGATGCGGCACTGAAGCAGGCTATGCAGGAAGCTGCGCGACAGGGAGCGAATGACGGTGCGAAGCAGGCGCGTCAGGATATCTTGCAGGACTTCTCTAATCGTGGCCAGGCAAGGCGATTGCTTGGCGTGTAACCATTATTAATATTCATTAAGCCGAAAGGCAGGAGACAGTTATGACTTTAGAAGAACGAGTTGAAGTGCTGGAAAAGTCGCTTTTGCGTATGCGCCAGGCCAATAATGAGATTAACTGCGCGATTGATGAACTCAGTGCTTCTGTTCGACAGCAACTGAAAGTTAATGATAATGGACTTCAGGAGCGGGGCGACAAAGTTACATTAGCAGATGGCGGTATTACTGTTCATCTTAAAGGGGGAGGGGTTATTGTTATTAACTGTTTTAGTTCCCCTGTAAGCGAATCAGATAAATTACGCCAGGCAATGGAGAAAGCCGCTACTGCTGGTGCGGAGGCGGCTATGAAACAAATACATCAAGACTTTATTTCTCGTGGACCACTACGCCGATTACTTGACTGAGGCGGAATATAATCCATTGAGGTACTGATTAACTTCTTTTTCAAGATCCACAAGAGTGCGACTCTTCGCATCCTTAATGTATATATGATTGGTGATGCTTTCTCCGTGCTCACCATAAACGGTAAATCTGACATTTGGATCCCCGGCTTCTGGTTCGTAATCACCTGGCATTCCAATGTGTAGCAGTTGCACTTTAGACAGGTAAAACTTCATTTTATTTCCTTATCCAGAGGTAATCAGCTATCCCTCCTAATCAGAAAACGCCAGTGTCCCACCACTGACGGGCTGAATAACAACCATAACCAGGTATGTAAATCAGTAACATCCTGACAAATGATCAGTAGCGCCGCCGTGCGCAGAATAATGCAGGAGAATCTATGGCTGTACTCGAATGGCCGGAAGATGTCTGTCCCGCGTCGCTGACCTGGCGACCAGAAAGTAATACCAAAACCTTTCGATCTCCATTCAATGGGGCATCGCAGACAGCACGCTTCCCTGGTACCCGCTGGGTATGTTCCCTGACCTTCAATAACCTGACGGACGAAAAATCCAGACGTATTGATGCTCTGGTGGCTTCGCTTGATGGTGAGTATGGCAGGGTAAAAGTTCGCGACTGGGGGAGAAGTGGCAGAGCGCCAGCGGGCGTGCCCGTTGTTGATGGCGCTAATCAGACAGGGACCCAGATTCAAAGTAAGGGCTGGACGCCGGGAACAGTGGTGCTCAGACAGGGCGATTATTTCACTGTTAACGACGAGCTGAAGATGATTACAGCCGACGTGACGAGCGCGGCGAACGGTAGCGCAATGATTGCATTTGCGCCGATGTTGCGTAGTTCGCCTCCTAATAATGCAGCCATTGAAATCGCGAAACCCTACGGCATTTTCAAACTGAAGGATAACCAGCAGGGAGCCGGTAACCGTGTGCCGGGTGTTTTTACCAGTTATACCCTGGAGCTTGAGGAGGCATTTTAATGCTGTATTCCCCCTTTTCGGATTCGATGGTGGACTGGTTATCCCGCGACAGGGTGACGGTCGCGATTGCCGCTAATATTCAGTTTGAATCCGGTACCGTCTATGTGCATTCCGGTACCGGGACACTGGTTCTCGGCGGCTATGTCTATTACGGCATGGGGCGCATGGGTTCTGTTGATGATGCCAGTGAAACCAGCACAACAAGCCCGACGCAGGTCAAAATGACTCTTTCTGGCCTGGATATGGCCCTCTTTGCCACCACGCTTAATGAACGCTGTGTGGGCAGAAATGCCGAAATCTATCTTGTGGCCATGGATGATAACGGTGTTGTCCAGGTTGCCGATCTCCTGTTTAAAGGGCGGGTATCCAGTACGGGAGCGACCGCTGGCGGGACGAACGCCCTGCAGTACACCATCAGTAATATTTTTGAAGACTGGCAGCGTCCTTTCCCCGATCGTTATACCGATGAATCGCAGCAGGCTGCTTATCCCGGCGACCGCATATTCCGGTATGTGGCGCAGATGTCTGAACGTTCTATTTACTGGGGCAGTAAAAAAGATGCGCCAGGATTTACCTATAAGTGAGGAAGCATGAAGCATCCGGACTGGCATAACAGATTAATCACCGTAATAAGGGCCGCTGAAAAGCGGCCTTTTTTATGGGGCAGTCATGACTGCTGCCTGTTCGCGGCTGACTGCGCTCAGGCCATGTGCGGCGAGGATTTTGCGGCAGGCTGGCGCGGAACCTACGACAGCGAGCATGGTGCTAAAAAGGCGATATTGCGCGGTGGCGGTTCGCTTGAAAAGGTGCTGGCCCGTTATCTCGATGAAGTGCCTGTGAAGCTGGCGCAGAGAGGGGATATTGCCGTGGTTGAAAATGCTGGGGCGCGATGCGCCGGGGTAGTGTATTCCGGCGTTGTGTGGGTACCTGGCGAAACTGGTCTTGTCAGTCTGCGGGTTAAACCGCTGAGTGTCTGGAGGGTGCGTTAATGCCTGCTGCTGTTCCTATTGTTGCCACCATTGCCGCAGGTGTGGCGGCGGCAAATGAAATGTATGCCATCGCAATGGTTATTACCGTTGCCGCACAGATTGCCACTCAGGCGCTGACCAAGACCCCGTCGCTGAATTCCTACCGTGATACGTCTGAACGCAAACAGGTTCTGCGCGCTGCGGCCAGTGCCAAAACCGTTGTGTATGGTCGCTCCACATCAGCAGGCACTCTGTTCTTTTCCGAAGAACAGGCTGGCGAACAGGATGATGGCGAAATGCTTCATCTGGCCATTGCCCTGGCAGGACATCCGTTATCCGGTGTACAGACTGTCTGGCTGGGTGATGAGCCTATCAGTAGCTATCCTGAGCATGCCTTTTTCGAGCTGCACACCAACCGCCAGACGGCGGACCTCTACATGCTGGAAAACTGCCCGTCATGGAAAGAAGACATGATCGGTAAAGGACTCACCTGGCTGCGCGTATCCCTTAAATTCAATGCTGAAAAATTCCCGGCAGGCATCCCTAACATTAAGGTCGAAAAACAGGGGCGGGCTATTTATGACCCCCGCACCGGGTTGACGGGTTACAGCAACAATGCGGCGCTGGTTATCCTGGACTATTACCGCAATTACCTGAAAGTACCCGATACCGATATTCTCTGGGACCAGTTTCAGGAAGCGGCGAACATCTGTGATGAGGATGTTATTACTGGCGGTAATACCGTTGAGAAGCGTTACACGATTAACGGTGAGTTCGATCTCAGTGAAAATAAGGTCAGTATTCTGGAAGGAATGCTGGCAGCTTGCGCCGGGGATGTAACGTATACCGCGGGTAAACATGGTCTTCTGGTCGGGGCCTATTATGGTCCTGCGACAGAGGTGATCACTGAAAGCCAGCTGGCCGGTGATATTGAAATCATGCCGGAAGTCTCTCAGGCGGAACGCGTTAACACCATCAAGGGGACATTTGTCGATCCGCAGCAGGGTTATACCGAAGCAGATTTCCCCTCTGTGTCAGTCAGTGAATGGGTGACAGAAGACGGCGTGGAAATATCGCAGGATATGAAGCTGCGGTTTGTGACCTCTGAATTTCAGGCCCAGCGGCTGGCTGACGTGAAGTTAAAGCGCACCCGCATCGCCAGAACCATGAACGTTACGTTAAACCTGAGCGGATATCGTTACCGTCCGGGAATGTATGTAAAGGTGAATTTCCCGTCTATCGGTATCATTAACGTTGAGATGCGGGTAACAGACTGGAAGTTCGGTGTTCAGAATGGCGTGCAACTGACGCTGAAGCAGGAAACCGCAGATGTCTGGGGGGATGCCGTTGGTAAACCGATCGAGCGACCGCCATTCACTCAGTTGCCGTCAGGTGGCGTGGCGCAGCCGCAGAACCTGAAATACACCGTGGAGGAAATTGGTCAGGTCGTACAGGGCATTTTGTCCTGGCAGAACATCGGGCAGGTGGTCTACAACAAAGTGATCATTCGTCGCAATGGTCAGATGGTCATGTCCGTCCAGGTTCCTGGGACGTTCACACGACTTACCGGGTTACCGAAAAACACCTACACAGCCCACGTTATTGCCGTAAACCAGATGGGGGCCGAGTCGCCAGAAGGATATCTGGAATTCAGTATCGAAGCACCGCCAGCACCTTCTAATGTTGATATTGAGCAGGGCTTCTTTGCCGTCACGCTGATCCCGCGTCTGGCGGCGATCACTAATGTTTCCACGCAGTTTGATTTCTGGACTTCAGGCGAAACAAAGCTACCCAATACCTCAACGACTACCGTGGAAGGCAATGCCAGCCGCGAGGGGATGGGAACAACCTGGACAAGTAATCAGTTAAAGATCGGCCATACCTATTACTGGTACATCAGAACGGTTAACGCCTTTGGTGCATCCGGGTTTATCGAAGTTCCGGCACTGTGCTCTATGGACACAGGCGGTTTGTTCGATCTCATTGATGACGGGATACAGAAGTCAGATGCGTTCCAGAATGTTAAAAATGGCGTTGATACTAACCTGCAAGGCGTTATGGAAAACGCACTGGCGAACCATGGCACAGTAGAACATCAGTGGATGCAGTACGGCGAAGTTCGCGCTGAAATCCTGGTGGTTAAAACAACCGTTGCGACAGCCGAGCAGGGGCTCGCTGACCTGTCCACTTATGTTCAGGCTCAAATAGGACCTGATGGCAGTCTGACCTCTGCGGTAAACCAGAAAATGACTGCTGTGGTGAACAGCGACGGAACAGCCAAAGCCTCCTACACGCTGAACATGGGCATCGTAAGAAATGGTGTTAAATACAATACTGGTTTCGGTATGTCGATTGAGCCATCGGGGAACAGCTATAAGTCCACAGTGGTTTTTGCTGCTGATCAGTTTGGTATTTATTCCGGAAGTGATCCGGGAAATTACACTGCTGCATTTTTTGTCTATAACGGGCAAGTATTTATCCGCGATGCACTGATTCAGGATGGCAGTATCACCAATGCCAAGATTGGCAACTATATCCGGTCCACCTCTTTCATCCCTGGTCCTTCTGGGGCTGGGTGGAATATCGACAAGAACGGAAACTGCGAATTTCATGGGCAGTTTTATGCGAACAGCGGCCAGTTTGCATTTAACGGTACGAATAACACTGTTGTTATCAACGGCAACGGTGTGACAGTTAATCTTCCAGGTGGTGGACGGGTCGTCGTCGGGAGGTGGTCATAATGCCGGAAGGTATTCTGATTGATTACAACGATGGACGACCGGCAATGGCAATTACTGCGGGGCTGCGAGCCCCCAGCTTTTGCACATCCTTCTCGGGCTGGTCATCCCAGTCAATGCAGTACCCGGTCAATACGCCACTTGTTCCCGGTTCACAGGTTATCGTGGTGCCAACCAATCCCATTTACATCTATTCCTTTGCTGAATTTGATGTGGCCATTATGACTGGAGTCACCCGAAACGGGGACTCCGGGGTCGTCATTGGTGCTGAGACAATCGGGGGTAAAGCCCTTACTCCAGACTGGTCAGGTTATGTCATGGAGCTGCTGCCCGCGGCGACGTATAACGAAGGATTATTGGTTTCAAACTCGACTGACTTCACTGCCATATCCAATCAGGCCGCACTGATGACCTGCGCTTATTCCGGACGCATTACGGTTAACGGCAGTGCGCCGCTTCCGGTGAGCGGTATTCCTTTTGGCAAATGGGATAACCCGAATGTGTCGGTAGGGTTTGATGGCGGCAATATCATCGTTCGCGATATTTCCTACACAGGACGGGACGACGTGGCCGGAACGGTGACGATTGACCTGGTGATATTCAATCAGACCGCACCTGTCGGCGGCGACGGTATCACGATGACCAACGCCGCAGGCCAGGTCACGTTCTCCACGCTGAAACGCCCCTTTGTGTATGACCGACAAATCCAGATCACCGATGCCTTCCAGGATATTGGCGGTGGGTTCTGCCAGATAGTCTATACCGGCGTTCAGGTACGAATGATTGGTGGATGGGGAAATATCAGAACCAAAGGCGTGGTCATGTCAGGCGGTAGCGTCAGGTCAGCCTACAACAAAGTGTTTGCGGACCGCAATTCTGGTGCGTGGGATATGACCAGAAACAGAAATATCGCCATGCCCATTCTCATTCTTCCGAACATGTACTGAGGAAAAACTATGTCAGCAGGAACCTTAACCCTGACGAATAACTCTGCTGCGGTCGCTGGCAGCGGGACTGTGTTTACTACCGAGGTGGCGGCAGGAGATTTTATTGTTGTCACGGTCGGTGGTGTTCCCTATACGCTCCCGGTTAAATCCGTGGAAAGTGGCACGGCGCTGACGCTGGTCAGTAATTACACCGGGCCAACACAATCAGGCGCGGCCTGGTCTGCTGTTCCTCGTGTGGCGCTGAATATGGTCACCGCGGCGCTGGTGGCACAAAGTGCAGAAGCCCTGCGCGGACTGAACTACGACAAGCAGAACTGGCAGCAGGTGTTTAGTGCATCTGAAATGATAACGGTGAAGCTTCCTGATGGCTCAAGCTTTCCTGGACCGTCATGGAAATACCTTGCCAATAATATGGCAACAAAAGTTAATGGTTCCGTTCCTGTTGAACAGGGTGGAACTGGCTCGAACACAAAAGAAGGTGCCCGTAATTCTCTTGAGCTAGGTACATGTGCTACAGCGAATGTCACAACGTCAGATAAAGACGTACAACAGGGGAGAGTGATGGCTATTGGTTCTGGGGGGTGGATGAAAGAAAATGGTGCCGGGTGGAGTTATAACGGCCCACTGTCGGATATTCGCTGGAATAGTATTTTTTATGCTTTTTCGTCGATCATGCCGGATACATTCCTGAACAGCAACCACCATGTTATGAATCTGTTTGGTTACACTGATAATACCTACGGCAACCAACTTGCAATCACCCTGGCAGGAAATATTGGTATTCGGGTAATTACGAACAATATCATTAATAACTGGCAAGAGTTCCTGACAACGGGCAATACAGTTGTAGACAGCGGTGGATTCATAAAAAAGGCTTCCCCGGTGGTTAAAATTTATAACGATGGAAGCTTTGATACTAACGAAGAATCAGAAGGGGTGACCGTTTCTCGGATTGGCGTTGGAGAGTATATGATTAACGGATGCATCGGTATGAACTCCGATGCATCCTGGTGCGGAATTGATGGTGGTTTTGAAATTCCAGTAGATCGTAATAAACAGGCACAAGTCTGGCTGGACTATGAGATTACCCATGATGGCTCAGTTCACGTAAAAACTTATCACCGGACATACCCGGATGCTCCGGAATTCGCCAGAAATGAACTGCCTGGCCTGAATGATGGTGACCCTGTTGATATCCCTGCTGACCAGTTCGTTTCAGTTCGTGTAGAGATGCCACATGATAGTATCTGGAATCTGAAGCAAAAGAAAATGCAGGAGGAAATGGAAAAAGCTGAACGTGAGCGTCAGGAAAATCAGCAGGATGCTCAGTCGTAAAAATGATGGTTGCCGCAACCACACCGTATGCAAGAGCATGATTGCGGCCGACTGGCGAACGTTCGATAGTGCGAGTATGAATGATTGCCAGTCGCTGCGGATTGTACTTAAGCAATATGACGATTCAAGGTGTTTAATCTGAAACCAGCCACATATCCGCCTCTTCAAACATTTCCTGAACAGTACGGCTTATCTGTTCTTTCTCATGCTTGCTGGCGTCAGTGTTGATCGCCGGCAGTGTCATCATCGGTTTTACCCGAACATCAGCATCGGGGAAGATCCGGTGAACCCTCTTAGTTAACTCGCCCAGAATGATATCTTTTGCACCGGGCAGACCATCAAAATTCCTTTTGTCATAAACGAGTTCCACGAACATTGCTTATTGCCTCTTTACTGGATGGATATACAGTATTTATACTGTGTTTTTATCCAGCATTCAAGAGAGGGCGTAAACATGGGCTTTCCTTCACCAGCTACCGACTATATAGAGCAGCGGGTTACGCCAGCCAGTGTCTGCATGACTCCCGACAGTCGCATCCTCGAGACGTCGGCGGGTTATGCGATCATCGTCCCGGTCACGCGCCCACAGCAGGGTGATGCGCTGTTGATTCTGTCCGGAGGTCGGACGCAGTTTGCGAAGCTTAGGGGGAAAGCGTTAATCACGGATGACGGCGAAGCGATCGAAGGTGATGCAGCTGAAGAGGCTGAGGTTATGAGGCGGGTGACGCACTTTATCAACAGCACTGATGCTGCGATATCTCTTGAGGCGGCATTGGCGCAGTTTTGA